CCCGACCACCGCCGCGTTCATTTCTTTCAGCGGGTCAATCCAGTTCCAGCCGCGCCCGCGCCAAGCGGAGTTGTCTGCAAACTTGTCGAACCGAGTGCCTGGGATTGGCATATCCCCAAAGTCCATGGCCGACATCAGCCATTCTCTAAAGATCGGCTCAACCGCGTGTTCAATTATGAACTGTTGCAGCGCCCTGTAGCCATCCCGTTCATCCAGAGCGCCTTGCCGAATAGAACTGTAATTTACGCTGCTCAGATCGCTCGACAGCGCCGCATAGCTGACACCAAGGCCCGACGATATTCCCCGCAGCATGGCAGATTCAAATTCACCAAACCCGGTGTTTGGGTGCTTAGGGTCAAACATCTCCATGCCATACCCGGCAGGCAGAGCGTGCCAGCTTCCAGGCTCGGTGGAGATCACTGGCATGTGATCGTCGGCATCGTCACCAACATATTCGTCGCCGCCTGGGCTTGTGATGATGCCCATCTTGGATGCCGATATTCTGGCAGCAATCAACTCGGCCTCGCGGAAAGCCATCAGTTGTTTCATAGCTGACAGCGCTGGCGTCATAAACGGCTCACCGCGCGTTTGGTGCGAACGGGTCGGCATATAAACGTGCAGGATTTCTTCAGCCGGAACGCGGATGTGGCGTTGCGATTGCGTCTGGTAAAAGCGATCGCCCGGATGCGCCGTCAAAACCCAATAGGCCGTGATCTTGTGGCGTTTGTCCATCTCGATGCCCATGCGAATATGAGCGCCATTTTCCAGAACTTCGTTTTTCTTTTCGTCAATCAGGTCCGCCTCAAGCATCTGGAGCGAGAAACCGTCCTGATAATTCTTGCCCCGCACCTTGCGGATAAAGCACTCACCATCGCGCGCCATTGTTTCAATGACATAGCGCTGAACATCAAGCCAGGACATCTTGCCATCGACGGTGCAGTTGCCCAGCCGCCCCCATTTTTTCCAGGCGTTTTCGATGATCGCATTGCCAGACTGGTCTAGCGTCCCGTCTGAGTTGCGAGCCTTGACCTGTAAATGAAAACCCCGATCACCGACCACGTTGGTTTTCAGAAGCTGCATGTATCGCTTGGCGTACTCATTATCACGCACAAGTTCACGCGAGCGATCCCGCAGAACCTCCAGCGCGTAGCGTAATTCTGAGTCAGCAGAGTTGCTGGAGTTGCCAAAATCGCCATATAAACGACCGCCGCGCGCGCCCGCATAATTGCGTTTGTTAACCTTGGCCTCATCTTTTCGCTTGAACCGATCCCAGAAGGCCATGATTAAAACCTCGCCACAATGGTTGCGCCAGAGGCAATTTTACGCCTGATCCGTTCTTTGCGTTTTTCCATCAGGAACTCGCGCTTATAATAGTCCCGCCATTCCACAAGTTCGTTGGGAGGCATCTTTGAAAGCGAGCGACCGTTGATCGAATAGGACAAAACATCAGCATCAGCCCTGCCTTGCAGAACTGTCTCGATTTTATCCACCATGATCTCCGCATGGCTGCGCGGGTCAGTGCCGTTGACATCCAAATCAACAACCGCAGTGAACGTTCCGTTATCAATGACGATGCGCTCGCTGTCGGAATTGCGGACCATTTCAAGTTGATAATGATAGAACCCAGCGACAAAATTAGCCGACACGCTAGACGATGCAGAAAACAGATAGTCAGAATTGTATGCGGTCCCAGCGATCTGAATTTCAGACGATCCACCGCCCGTTATGCGAGCGACATAGGTCGCAGTGTAAGCGTCGTTGGGATAATCAGTGCCAAGATCAGTACGACGCCATTGGATGAAGTCACCAACGACGATGCGCTCAGGCTCAATGGTGGGAGAATTTGCTGGGTCAAATCTATTCGCCAAAGTCATCTCCAGCTTGTAGCAAAATTACGAGACGGCATAGCCGGTCGGTTTCGCGTTGTCTGCTTTGGCTTCTCCCTCGCCGCTGCCTGTTTTTCACTCAGCGCTTTCATGCTTAGATTGGCAATTGAAAACGCCGCGATCGCATAAACTCTTAAATCCAGCGCCTCATTCCGCGCTCTTGTCTTTTTCCATTCCCGCTTTCTGAACCCTTTTGAGAACCGAGTGACGACCTGCTCTGCCGTTAGCTGGGCAAAATACTCGTCATCATATCGGCTCGGAAAATGGCAGAACCCCGGCCCTGGAACGGATATCTTCAACCGTCCATAAATCAATTCCTTGGCAGTGTCAACGCCGACTGGGAACAGTTTGATCTTGCCAATGTTGTTTCGCGTCGGTCGCCCGGCGATTGGCTTGCCCTCTCCACCAACGCCTTTGATGGCAAAGATGCCCCGGCGCTCTCTCGGCCTGACAAAATCATAGACCGCCTGGGTGTAATGACCACCGGAGTCAATAGCCGCAGCCCGTATCTTCATGGACCCGCCGTCAGCCCGCTCAAACGATTGGGACAGATAGGCGTCAAGATCGTTCCAAAGCTGCGGAGCCGATGGGTCGCCATAGATAATCTTATGGTCAATTGAATAGGTCTCATGGTCAATCGCGTGGCCCAGAACCTCAATTTCCAACCGATCATTTTGCGTATCAATCCCAGCCGTCACCATCAGAACAGGGTCAGGAATTTCCTCATACGCCTCGCCGCGCCCCGGTATCTCGTCATCGTTGACGCCTTCACCTTGTTCCTCCCACGTCTCACCGGCAAACGTATTGACCCAAACCCGCAGCGTCTCCGGTAATTTCTTTGCCTCAAGGAAATCTCGCGCCGCCTCGGCCAAGGTTATCCAAGGAGAATATAACCCGCTCAGCTTAAACCCAGCCGTCCGGCCTCCGGGTTTCTGAGCGATCCATTTGCCTTTAGCGATAGCTTTATACCGCGCCGCGTCAGACCATGCTGCGCCGCAACATTCGCAAACATATGCAGTTTTATCCGGCTCGCCGTCAGGCCATTGGACTTGCGACCATTTGAGGGTCTGTGGCTCATCACATTCTGGGCAATCAACCCAGAACTCGCGCTGGTCGCTGTCCAAATACTCCGCCTCGATCCGACTGGAGTTCTTCACCGTTGGTGTCGATACAATGACAATTTTAGAGTTCCAGAAAGTCGTGGCCCGTTTTTCAGCCAGCCGCAGCGGGTCGCCTTCTGTCCCGGCGCTCGATGGCCAGCGATCCAACTCATCGGCTAACACAATCCGCACCGGCCTGGATGCCAACCCGGCGGCAGAGTTAGAACCGGCGATGGTTATGTGACCGCCCGGAAAGACCTTGTGCAGCGTTGTGTTCCCACTGTCCCGCGCTCGCGGGTCTTGAACCTTGCCCTTCAGCGCAGGCGTATCGCGCAGCATGGGCGCCAGCCGGTCTTTAGAGAACGCCTGCCCCATAGAAAGCGTCGGCTGAACGCACAGGATGGGGCTGGCATCTTGGTCGATGTGGAAGCCGATGACGTTCAAAAGGATTTCAGTTTTGCCAACCTGGGCGGATGACATAACCACCACCCGCTCAATAGCCGGGTCGGAACAGGCGTCCATAATCCCGCGCGAGTATTCGGCGCGAGTAGTGTACCACTTGCCCGGCTCGGCAGATGCTTCTGGCGACAGCCTCCGCTGCGCGTCAGCCCACTGGCTCACCGTCAGCTTCGATGGCGGCTTCAGCATCTCCGCCATCTGGCTCGTCAGCATTGACATCGGGTTCATAGCTGCCGACCCATTTTGATAATTCATCTAGCGCCTCCCCGATTTGTTCCTCAACTATCTGCTTACATATAGCAGGCGTGTCCTCAACCGCCACTACCGGCGCGATCTTGGCAGGCATGGATAACAGCTTGGACCGGCAGGCACCGATGATCTCGGCCCAGGATCGCGCGACTTCTTCGGTTGGGATCAATAGGCCCTTTTTTTCCTTTAACTCAATCTCAGCCATTTCGGCTTCAGCGGCTGTCTTGCGCGCTCGAACTTCATCGAAACTAACGACGCCAGGGTTGATAGATCGTTCTTTGAGATAGGCAACATAACCCCGAACGGCTGGGACCAACTCATATCGGCCCCGCTCGGCTCGTGGAATGACGCCCTCTTTTGACAACTGCTGGACCCGCCGAGTTGTTAAATCGAGCAGCCGCGCAATTGTTTCGACTGGATATGTTGCCGGGTCAGACATAGCTTCTCTTTATTTTTTGAAATTCTCTCTGATTATCATAGGCGCGCAGGCAGACCATTTTACACGATGATGCAGCCTTGCATTCCCTTCGGATTTTGTGCCGTTCTTTGTCCCGGCGTCTTTTAATATCCCAACAGACACAGCGCTTGGCGTATACATCACAGAGTAAAAGGATTTAACATATGTGCCTAGAGCCTTATAAATATCAGTCAACCCACCGCTGCTAGCTTGCGTAGTTACCTGATTAACCTGCGCAGCAATTGTTGTTAAAAACAAAACCCCTGCGCGCTGTAGCGTTGTATAAGCTGTAGTGTCCTCGTTGATTCTTCCAGGAAACTCAAAAGCCCTATCTGTTTTGCAAACAAAGGCGTTCATAGCTTTTCTTGATGTATTGTTTGAACTGACACCTGCGCCGCCGCCAATGTGGTCGCCGCCCTGACACAAGGCTATTGTTGCAAAAGGTGTGCTGTCTAAATATTGACACATGTTTTCAAACAACCAATCGCAGCGGATTTTCCAATGGCCATATAAACCAACGTCATCAATCCTGTAATAAAAGCCCGTGTAATCATCATCAAGTTCAATGAAGTGCGTGATCCCCTGGTCTTTTGCTATGTTCCATAGCGCGTTGCGCGCATATACAACGGCCCTTTTGTCCTTAAAGTTATCGCCCTCATCAAATAATTTTGACGCCTTTTCTTTCGAGAACATAACGACTTCGCCAGGATAATTTTCTTCATATTTTTTCAAAGACAAATCTTCATCATCAACAACCAATAAAATTTTTCCGGTATACCCATAGTTCCTTAAGGTTCTGTATGTTTTGACATTTTCAGGTCTGCCGTGTGTCAAAATGAATGCCGCAAAAGAACGCGATTCAGTCATTTTCTTTTATCTCCCTAACCTGATCCATCATGCCGCTGGCTAGCTTTACATATCCATCCTCAATAGCTCTGTCAAAATCAATAATTATCATAGCAGATTCCTCCATTAACTCTTGAACTGTCTGATCTGAGTGAGCGTAGTATTCTGCAATATTTTTAAAATTAAAGACCGTATGGCGTTCAGCAGCAAAATTTAGAAAATCTCTAATGTCGTCTGGTAGATCGCTTTGCAAGATTTTGCTTTTCAGTCTTTCCGTTTTCTGCCGATCAATCATTTGTGATATTTCTGGCTTGTCCCCAGTGATTTCATAAATAGGTGATTCAATTTTCCGGCTATAATTTTCAGACAATATCTCTTTGTCTGTTGGTAAATTTTCATCAAGGAATATATTTGATAACTCGTCCAAGTCGAAGCCGGTCAGGCTCAGGTCGAAGTTATCCGCATCCAGATCGCTAAGTTCAATCCGCAGCAATTCATCGTCCCAGCCAGCATCGAGCGCCAGCCGGTTGTCCGCGATAACATAGGCGCGTCGTTGCGCTTCGGACAGGTGGTCTGCCTCGATGGTCGGGACGGCTTCCAGCCCCAGCTTCTGCGCCGCCAGGATGCGACCGTGGCCCGCTATGATCCCGTTGTCACCGTCCACGATAACCGGGTTCAGAAAGCCAAACTCTTTAATCGACGCGGCCAGTTTCGCAACCTGAGCATCGCTATGCGTCCGGCTGTTTCGAGCGTATGGAATCAAATCGGCAGTCTTGATCGTTTTATATGCCGGAAATTCCGCCATCATTTTTCTCCCGTTTTAGCGAAGCGAAACGCCTCAGAAATTTCTGTCGCTAGAAAACTTACGCGGTCGCGCGTTACC